GTGCTGCCGGTGGATCACCCCTGGTGGAATACCCATTCCCCGAGCAACGGTTATGGCTGCAAGTGCAAGAAGTTCTTGCTCTCGGCAGCCGACCTCAAGCGGCGCGGCTTGGTGGTCGGCAAGGCCCCGGACGACGGCGATTATGAGTGGGTGGACAAGGCCACCGGGGAGTTGCACAAGCTCCCCAAAGGCATAGACCCCGGCTTTGATTACCGGCCGCAGACCCCGGCCGCCCTGACCAAGGCCGTTGCCAATCGGGAGGCCGCCAAGCCAGCGTTGGCCGAGCGGCTGCCGGAACGGCTGGTGGAGAGTGCCTATTCCAGTGTCAAGGGGGTGAATGCGCAGGGCTTGAGTGACCTGCTGGCCCAGTTGCCAGCCCTTCAGCGCGAGCCCTTGGCAGCCTTCCTCAAGGCGCACCCGGTCAAGGCCCTGTTTATCAAGCATACCGAGATAGGCAAAGGGGCGGCCGGGCTCAAGGTTGCCCCGGCCATTGCCGAGTATCTGGGCAAGGATGCTTACCTGGTGCGTGCCTTCTATCATTCTCGCCGCGCCAGCATGACCAATGGCTTTACCGCCAAAGGTTGGGGTCATCTGGTTATCAAGGTAAAGGGGGGCGATACTTTTAAGGCGGTCGATATCAAGGCGGTGCAAGCGGCGGTCACCGAGGTGGTGGCGGATGCCAAGGGCAACAGCGGTCCCCGACAATGGCAGCCAAGAGGGACCAGCGGTGAGACCCTGCGCCGTCATTGGAGCGTGTCGGCCAATGTGGGGGCCAGGCAAGGTGAGTCGGCACAACGGGTATCGACCTGGCTGCACGAACTGGGACATCAGGTCCACTTTTGGGCCGGTGAACCGAATTTGACTGGGGTTGGTTTGCTGACCGAGTATGCCGGCAAGACCAGGATGGAGGCCGCCGCCGAGGCGTTTGCCGCCTGGGTATTGGCCAGGGACGCCATGGTGGCGCATTTCCCCGAGCTGGCCAAACGGGTGGAGGCCATGTTGGCCCAGGCCACGGCTGCCAGTGGCAAAGGAGAAAGAGGATGACCTTGTTGGAACAAGCCAGTGCCCTGCTGGCAAAGGATGGCCCCTTTACCTTGGCGCAAGCCAAGGCGCTGGATGCGCTATGCGAGCAAGCCCGTGATGCGGAAGCCGACCTGATGGGGGATCTCTGGGAGGCCGCCATGGTGAATGCGGATGAGGAAGCGCTGCACTATATGACCACCTTCGAGGATGAGATCTGATGGTGGGCAGCTTTATCGCCATCAGCCACCATGGGGTGGCAGATGCCCACGAGCTGTTGGCCCGCCTCTACCAACGCACAGGTGATCTCAGCGAACCCCTGGCTGATATCGGTGAGGGGTTGCAACTCTCCCACCGGGATCGCTGGGATGCGCAAGAGAGCCCGGAAGGCGAGCCCTGGGCCCCGCTCTCGGACAAGTACCGCACCCGCAAGCCACGCCATGCTGATGAGGTGCTACGCCTCAACGACGACCTGCGCGATACCCTCAACTATCAGGCCGAACCCCAGACCCTCTATTTCGGCACTCCGTTCGAATACGGTGCCGCCCACCAGTTCGGTCGCGAGGAGATCAACCTGCCAGAGCGCCCTTATCTGGGGTTGTCGGAAGCGGACCGGAAAAGTGTGCTGGAGACGCTGGAGGGGTATGTCATCCCCGAGCGTGTGTGACGTGCTATGTCTGCGTGTGTCCCTAGGGAGCATGCATGACTAGGCTTGGTCGTTGGAGCTTGCGGGAGGCAAATTTAAACAGTGTTAAACACTGAATTTGAACGTGGATAGTCCTATTGTGGGATCACAGTTTGGATGTGACTATGTTCACTTACTCATAGATGTACACTTATGATGTATTGACACTGGCCGGATGGGGCCTATCATTCTGCGGCTCTATTCACAGGAGGGTGAGTTGTTAGATGCGCGACATAGATGTAAGACGAGCAGTTCACAAAAAAATCCTGATGGAGCACCATAAGGATCCTGATACGCTGGTTATTGATGAGTTCTCGCTAAACCAGGGGCTTTGTAGGGTTGACATTGCAGTATTGAATGGCAGGCTTCACGGTTATGAATTGAAGAGTGCATCAGACACCTTGGAGCGGTTGCCTGCTCAAATACAGCATTATTCAGCCGTCATGGATCGGGTCACCTTAGTTGTTGCGGATAATCATGCCGATAAAGCTTTGCCCTTGCTGCCTAGTTGGTGGGGAGTAAAGTTAGCAACGCTTGGTCTCAGGGGGGCAGTGCATTTAAAAACGCTGAGAAAAGAGCGTCAAAACCCAGATCAGGACAAATTAGCTCTTGCCACTCTTCTTTGGAAAGAAGAAGTAATTAATATCTTGCAAGGGTATGGCTTTGAACGAGGCTTAAGAAATAAGCCTCGCCGAGTATTATGGCAGTTGTTAGCCACAGAACTTGATATGTCCCAATTACGTGATGTAGTTAGGATAACCTTGAAGGCCAGATCTGGCTGGAGAGCTGGCGCACGACAAGAGTAATGTGATGATTAGCTGCAACTCTTCTCCATACCTCAGCACTTCCGTACGTTATATCCCCATTAGTTTTCTTCACCTCATCATGAGCATATTTCCAGATATCTAGGTCTCCTTCTGAGTAATGTTGGCCTGGATACTCGGGCCTGCTAATAAGCTCTTTGCAATGCTCGGCATATTGTTCATAACCATGAACCCGGGCTACTTTTCCCCTGAAAATAAGAAAGTAATCATCCGTAGTGTATCGAATACTTGCTGTGACGCTTGGGAACCTAGTCGCTAAACGAGTATATTCTGGATGCTGTACACCATAGTCGCCATAGACTACACTTCTATTTAACCCTGGCATCTTAGCTACGTTTTTCCAAAGATCCCACTCAAGCCTAGGAATTTGTGCCGTACCAACTTGAATCAGTGATAAGTCTCGTGGAAATGAGCCAGAAGCTAGAGTAATGCTACGATAATCTTGTAGGTATGGAAGGTTATTTATTCCACCTACCGCGACCAGAGCTGAAGTTTGTAAGTTGGAATCATCTAACGAACTATGTAGGTCAATAACAATATCTATCTTCTCTAATGAGATGCCAATCTCATCAATGTAATTTTTTATTAATTGTGGATTCATTAAGTCCGCAATCTGTAGGCGTAAACAAACTTCATCAGTAAGTACACTTTGTACTGCATTTTTGTACAGTTGTGAACGGGTTGGTGACGTCACAGGAACAATGTATACCCCAGACTCTCTTGCTTGATGAATAGCCACAATCAGTGGGTGTGCTTCATCAGCATCAATATCCTCTTCGTCAATCAAGTTGCCATCTAGTAACAGTGGTGTCTGATTAGGCCATGCTTGTGCTAGTTTGGCGCCATATCCGGTAAGAAGTTCGGTGTAACTCTTATCCGGCATCTCTGTATCAGGGTCATGAGGAACAGGTTCGATCTCAATGAGTGGTCGAATCTGTTCAATGATATCTGTTGATAGCTGTGTCAAAGCTTTAAACTCAGCTCGTTTGCCTTTTAAGATTGGCATGTATGAAAATTGATGCATTGTAACCTCGTGAGATGTTGAGCCCAAACGGGCTCTATCTACATTGGGGTAGCCAAGTAAAGTTCAACGCTGAGTTCCAGGTTAATAAGCTTTTTGTGATATGGCTCAATAATTGAACGCACCTATATAGTTCTTTTAACCCACCATAAACCCCACCTCCCTTCATGCCGCCGCACTATGGCGGCATGAACATATCCAAGATCCCATACTCAGCGCCCCTCGTGGCCATCCTCCAAGCCAACCCCGTCAGCGGGGAGCGGCTGGCGGTGCTCGATGCGCAACTCACCCCCCAAGGCGATGGCTGGTATCAGCTGTTGCCGGTTAGCCCCTTCAAGGCCCGCGACGGTCGCCCGTTCGATGTGGCCATCCCCCGCGCCATCACCACCCTGGGCACTGACTTCCCGCCAGGGCAGGCGGCCAACGGTATCTGGGTCAGCGGTGGCCATCAAGACATCAGTGCGCGGGTAGTGCGGCAAGGCACTGCGGGCGAGCAACTGGCCCAGAGCATCACCCATCCGCTGGTGTACGACGTGATGGCGGCCCGCGCCCAGGGCGTGGTGGGGCTGGCCAAGACCATGCCCAAGCGCACCCAGACCATTGAGCTGCCGTTATCTGCAGACACCGGTCTCATTCTGCCGGGGGCGTTGCTCGCGGTGGATGGTTGGAAGAGCTACAACCGGGGCGTCAGGGTTTCCGCTGCACTGCAGAACAAGGCCATGACGGTGCGCCAGCAACTGAGCGTGGAGCGATTTGTATGAACCTGTTCAAGCGATTCCTGGAACTGGTACCCGGTGCCGACCCGCTGCTGGTCGGTACCGTGACAGCCATGACCAGTACCACGCCCCCTGGATACGTTGGCGGGGGGCACCGTCACAGTGCACGGTGTCGGGGTAGCCATCGGCAAGAAGGCATTTTACAGGTGAGGGGAGCTGGCAGGGGAGGCGCCGGACTTACCGACCTATGAGATAGAGGTTTAATGCCGGTTTAACGGGCTTATCAAACTCGGCGATTCCTGTGCCACCAAGTTTGATAAAAGTACCAAGGGCACGGTTTTTCGTTTTAGGCAGACAGATTTTTCATTTTTCGCGGCGGGCTACAAAATGGCAGGAGAGACGCCGAAGAGCGGGGGACATTCGTCTAGCGTCTCAGCGAGTTAGCCGAATACACTGTCAGTAAAGGCTCAATCGTTCGACATAGGATGGAAACCTGACGCAAATAAAAAGGGCCACTTCTTGCGAAGTGGCCCTTTCCAAACGTTTGGTGGAGCTGGGGGGATTTGAACCCCCGTCCAAAGCAGCTTTACCAATTGAACTATAAGGATTTTTTCACTTCACTTCTGAATTTGGATCGGGATTGGCGCTTTTGCTGTCTGGCCATCGTACTCGGAAAGGTAGGATCCATAGTGCCGAAATAGCATTTCCGGCCCCTTGTGCCCCATCTGGCCAGCGAGCCAAAACAGGTTGCATCCACGGCTGATGTTGGCCGTCGCGTAGGTGTGCCTAGTCTGGTAGAGGTGGCGATAGCGAACACCGGATCGCCGGAGTGTGTAGAGCCATGCTTTCTTCCTGATCGGCTCGGCCCCGGGCCATGGCTTGCCCAGCTTCGGATCTTCAAAAACGAGCTCTGAACGCATGAAGGTGAAACGCTTCTGGCTGTTCAGTGCGGCAATAGCCTCCTTGGTTAGCTCGATTATGCGGGTGCCGGCTCTTGTCTTGGTGCTTTTTGTGATGCCGACAACCGTGGCACTGGAAACTGCGACCGTGTTACCGATCCAGTCTATCGATGACCAGCGCAGGGCGCAGATCTCGGATGGCCGCATCCCCGTGGCAAAAGCAAAGGCGAACAGGCTAGCCCACTGTTCGTTGATGTTCATGGCTGTGTTCAAGATCGCTTCCACCTCTGCCGGGGTGAACGGGTCTACGTCCCTAACTACCCGTTCAGAAGCTGAATCCACGTCCAAATATCTGGAGACCTTGACCAGTGATACCGGGTTCGCCTGCAGTAGCCCATCCGTCACGGCTTCATCTATGGAGCTGCGCAAGAATGACAGACGGTTGCGCGCTGTCTTGGCTGAGGTGTCACTTCTGATCAGCCAGTTTTTCACCAGGGCGGGAGTGAGGTCGGAGACAGTTACCTGGTGTAAATCCGCCAGAGCCGTGTAGCACTTGCGGTACCCGACCATAGTTGACGGGCTAAGCCCTCGGACTTCACAGCGACGGATGTACTCGTCCAGATAGTCAGCCACCTTTGCGGCTATGGATGCTCCACCGAAGATCCGCAGTTTTTTAGACTTCGGAAAGTAGTCGGCGTAGGCGAACTGGTCTCGCTCTATCTTGCCCTGGATCTCACCAAGCAGGCGCGAGGCATAGCGCACGTTGGCGGCGGAGTTTGGTAGGTTGGAAATGGGCTCGCGGCAGCGAACCCCCTTGAAGGTAAAGGTGATGTTGATGGTATCGCCGCGCAGTGTCACGCCGCGTGGGAGCTGTTTTTCATTGCCCACTTAATTACCTCTGCGATGTTAACCCAGCGCTCCTTGGCCCCGTCAACATTGACTATGTGGATCCCCAACTGCCAGATGCCTCGCTGGATGCGCTTGTTGATGGTGTCGCGGTCGGTGATTTCGATCGTGCTCAGGTAGGTACTGAGCGGTATGGCGTCAGGCATTCTCATTATGATGAGCTGGCCCTGGATCTGGTTTTTGGCGGGGTCGGTTGTTGTTCCCATGGTAGTTGGTCCTCGTTAGTCTGGTGATTTCATCCCGGCCCGCTCGGTTGTAGAGGAAGCACTCGACTTGCTTCCTGCTACTCACCGCCTGGTCAAGGCGGTATTCCCCGAACGCCGGGCGTTTGAGTTGGTGCTGGTTGGCCAGCCTGCCGATAGCCTGGGCGCTGACCCCCAGCTCCTTGCCCAGCTCGGTGGCGCTCCAGAGCTGGCCGGTTACCCTGGGGGCTTCGATAGGCAGATCGAAGTGAGCCAGGATGCGGCCGATCTCGGCGAGCTTGGCCGATCGGGAAAGGGTGGGGGAGCGAACGGTGCTGACCAGATCATTGAGCAGCTGGCTGTCTTGGTCGATGGTCAGTTGAAGTTGTTGCATGGCGTGGCCCTCCTGTTCTTGAGGATGGGGCGCCAATTGGATTGAAGGAAGGGCCGTCATTTGAGCTCCTGGAAATTTGGGAACTCAAAGCTGGTTCTCTAGCTATGCCCTCCAGCCCCGATACCCGATAAAACCAGGATCACGCACCTGCCGAAATGGCAGGACCGGGAGATGGGCGATCAGGATCTTGAGCTGGGGGTTATCTGGCTGGCTGTCGATGGTGACTTTGGCTCCAGGGTTGATGCGCATGTATCGCTCCCGTACATCAGTAGCTTCTTCTCGGGTCAACCCAGGCTGGATGATGGGCTTTCTGTAGCGCATGGCTCACCTCCGAAGCCTTTGGTGGCTCTGTGTTTGCAGGATGTGAATCTTGCGGGCCGCGGCTTCGGCGGTTTGCCGATCGCATATCGTGCCTCCTGGGAGGACGAACATGTCGGGCTGCTTGGGATGAGGCATGACGACGCCAAACCCAATAACTACTGCACCGCAGTAGGGGCTTTCTGTCTTTTGCATGAGGGTCCTATGAGTTATCCACCGATTCTGTGCGGCCATCGGTGGATTGTTTGGGGGTATCAGGCTGCAGCGCTTATGGGCTCTGCTCCGGCAAGTAGGAGGGTCAGTTTGCTGATGTCCCGGATCCTGCACTCGCCCCGCCAGTTCGGTGCGAAGATGAGGAACATAGAACCCTTTGGGTTACCCTTCATCTCCTCACCGGTGGCCTGGTTGATGAAGTTCACTCGGCCGTTGCGCCATTTGCCGTGCTGGTCATGGTAGCCGGTGATGTGGCGTACCTCGCTGGCCCGCTCACCTGGATACCACTCAGTGCTGGTGTCCTGCGGTACCAGCATGACAGTGCCTATCCCACGCCCTTGCTGCTCGATGGCTTTATCCACCCAGGGGCCGATATGGGAGTAGGGCGGGTTCAGCCAGGCCCACGGCGAGCGTATTGAAGGGCTGATAAAGTCACCCCAGTCGACTCTCAGGGCGTCGATGTCAGGCGTCAGGAACTTCTGGCATAGGGCCGTCTCTGGCAGGGCAGCAGCATCTAGGGTGAATTGAAACTCCCGATCGAGTGCCCTGAATAGATAGAGCGGGGTTTGGGTCATATCTCGGGTGTTGGCCGGAGTTGTTGAGCCGCGGTAGTCAGCCATCCAATTGGCTCCTTTAGTGATCAGTAATGGCCCCGTAGGTGACGGGATGGGGAGCTAGTAGTTGATGGTCAGGTGTGCGATTTTGTGACTTGCGACGTGCTTGATAAGGTTTATGGCCTTGTCCTCATCGATACCAAGGCCCATCAGGTCCATCAAGATAGCGTTGTTGATCCGGCCGCGGTGATCACGGTCAGCAAGGCGGCGGGCATCCTCTTCATCCTTGATGCGCTGCTCGTTGGCAATGCGCTGGCGTTCCTGCTCCGCGGCGCGTGCGGCAGCTTCTTCTGCCTGATGTGCCGCATTCGCTTCGGCCTGCTGGCGGGCCAGCTCAGAGGCCTCGGCATCACGCTTGGCTTGCTCTTCGCGTTCCAGCGCGGCTTGGGTTTGGCGCTGCGCTTCCTGCTCGCGATGCTGGGCGGCTTCACGTTCCAGGCGCTGGCGATTTTCTTCCAGTAGGCGAGCCTGCTCTGCAGCCTGTTCTGCTATCCGGCGTTCGCGATCGATGCGTTCCTGTTCGGCCTGCTTCTTGCGCAACTCTTCCAGCTCGGCCTGCTCGGCTTCGTATTTCAGCCGGGTGGCCAGCACCTCACCAAGGCGCTTGGCAGCCAGTTCCTTGGCCACGGTAGCCTGTGGCAGCAGCTCCTGCCAGCTATCGTCCAGGGCGGTCTGCTCGACCTCCAGTAGCATTGTTTGCAAATCGGCGGCGGTGAACTCGTGGCCGCCTGAAGCGCCAAGATCTTTCAGTATTGTGAGTCGCTCTTGCAGTGCCGCAACTCGGGAGGCTTCTGCTGCTTCAAAATGGGTGAGTGGGGCTCGCACTTCGTCTTTCAGGGCGTCCAAGGTGTCCCGTAGGGTTTTGCGGTTGGCATCGATGCGCTTGGGGATCTCTTTGAATTTGTCCGTCTGCTCCTTGCCGAGCCCGTCCAGGTAAGTCTTAGTCTTGGCCACGGCGTAGGCGATGCTGGCGATTTCCTTACGCCCTTTGGCTGTGGTGATATCGGGTACCAGGCTGGTTGCCTTCTGGCGGATATCGGCGAGCAGTTCAGCAACACCCTTGCCCTCGGTGAATAGGGCAACTGCGGTGGTGGGGTCAATGACAACCAGTTGGGTCTGGACGGTGTCTGTCTTGGCTTGTTCGGTCATGGTGGGTCCTTTGGTATGAAATGGCCCGCTAAGTGCGGGCCTGAGAGGTTATGGCTGAGGGCTTGTCTCTATTTCAGTGGCTTTGATGTTGTGCTTTGGCCTCGTGCTGCATAGAGCCCTGAATGAATCGAACTCTAACCATGGCCTGCTATCGCTGTTCCATAGGAAGTCTGCAACGACTCCCATCAATTCACTGTCATCTGTTGTATCGGCATCTATGCCAGCACGCGTAAAGGCTAGAGAGTTTGTTTTTTCCTCATTTCCAAGATCAAACTTGCCGGTACAAACGCAAATCGGATATGACACAGCACCAAAGGTGGCTGGAGTGAGATAGCACTGCTCGGGGTCTATTCCTAGTCGATCAAGCTCTTCGTAAACTGAACTATCGCAAAACCCAGAAACCATCCCAGCATGGACAGTGCTACTGCCGCCGAGCGGCATTACAAAATGAAATAGCATGTGATTTCCTCAAAAAAGCCCCGTGGAGTGGGCAAGGTGATTACCGAGCGCTATGCCCAGCATCGAGCTGGCGTTTGCGCTCACCGGCGATCTGCTTGATGCCGCTGATGATGGCGTGATCGCCGGTCTCGCTGGCCCATGCCCAGGCGCTGGTATAGGCCTGCTGCCATTCGACGGTATCGCTTGCTGCTTCAATAGCCGCGCAGTGGTCGGCGTAGGCGTTGGCGTGGTCAACTGGCTCGTTGGTATCAATCGGCGGCTGTTGTTCTGCTTCAATCACCGGTCGCTGTGTGCGCATGGCGTCGAGGGTGCGGTTACCGGATGGCTGCGGCGTTACATCCCGCTCGATCCGCTCCCCTTCGAACTCATCCGGCGTATAGACGCCCATGATGACATCCGGACAGTACAGTCGAGCCCAACGCTTGGTGGCAAGGTATGCCAGTTGCTGGCGTGGGTCATCTGCCCAGAGCGTTGAGTTGCGGGTTCGCGCTTGAGCTAAGAACAACTCCAGTACACGAGGCTCATCCTCGCCTTTAATAGTGGACCAGACTTTGATGCCCAGGCCTTCCTCATCTTTAAGTGCCCAGCCGGGCACGCGGTACTCCTTGCCTTCAGGGTTTCTCTTGATCTCGAACTTCCCAATCACCTTTTTCCAGTCACCGAACCATTCGAAGTGGAGCCGGTCGCGGGTGGGGGCGAGTGCGGTGATCACGGCGTTGACCAACTGCGCCTCGTACCCGATCTTGCCAGATACGAAGTGGGTCTTTTGGGCTACGGCAAACGGGTTCATACCCCACTGTACCGCCTGCATTACCACAGCCAGGCAGTCGCCTGGGCTGTTGCGGTATTCCTGGGGGATGGTTGCCTTGCCGGTGGCCATGATGTTGGCGAGACTCACCATGGAGTTCATGCTGGCCACGTCGAGGGTGAGGTTTTGCCCCATACCCTGCGGCGCAACTGCTGTTTGCTGGCTGCCGTACTCGGCAATCTGGTTGTTCACGCTGCTCTCCTGGCCCATGCTGGGCGGGTAAGTGGTATCAGGTCGTGCCAATCGTTGTTAACGCGGCATTCGTGGAATTTCTGCAGGTCTCGGCGATAGAGGTCTTTGCCAGACTCTTTCCACTCTGGCTCCAGTGGGCGAACCCGTACCGGGTAGCGGCCACACTCAATGGATGAGCTGACCGCCAGAAAGATGAAGTCAGGCAATTCGCCGTAAATCTCGCGAAAGCCATCGGAATACATGGCGTCTTGGACGTGGTAGCGGAACTCCTCGACGTGGCGCTCGAAGCGGGCCATGTCGTCCACCTTCTTCACGTCGGCGAGGATGGGGAAGTTGCTGAGCTTCTTGTCTGGGCGGCAGCGGCAGAGCTCTTCTGTCTCCCGGTCAGTCCAGTAGAGCGATCCCTCACAGATGCCGTCCTGCTCCAGCAGCCATCGGGCGTCGGGGTGGGCAAACACGCTTTCGCGCATCAGCTGCAATTTGCGGTCGTCCTCGAATGAGATGATGGTCTTGCCCAGCTCGGCGCAGTTGGCCAAAAACTCCTTCTCTTCATCCTTGCCGGCGTTGGTGCGGCGGTTGAACTCAGGGGCGATGATGAATCGTTCCTTGAACTCTTTCGGCTCCAGCAGCAGGCAGTGCAGGGCTGTACCCATGTCCAGCGCTTTCAGCTTTTGCTCGTCAACCGGCGCACTCTTGCGCCAGATATAGGTGGCGGGACTCTCGGCAATGTCGTCGAGCTGGGATTTGCTGATCCCTGGACCAGAGTGGTACTCCTCATTACTAAGACCTAGTACCAAGCCCTGTGGAACTGCTTGGCTGGTATCAACTGCGGCGTTCATGCTGCTGCCCTCTGTTGGTATTGCTCCCATTGCTCGTCGCTCATGGCGTCGTGCAGCTCGGCAACGTGGTAACCCCAGGCCTCTTGGGCGAGGGCATTCAGCCCGGCATTAAGCACCTGCTGTATCTGGAGGGTGAGGGGCACCTTGTCGCCGGACACCATCAGCAGATAGATGGCCTGGTTGAGCTGGGCGGCCCGGTCATCATCGACTTCGGCCAGCAGGGTGGCGGCGTCGGTATCGAGCTGGCCGGCCAGTAGTAGCGGGAGGCTGGCCTCAGTCCACGTAGCGATCCACTCGGCTTTGGCGTTGGCCTCAGCCTCCTGGCTCTCGAGCAGAGCGAGCAAGGCGGTTTCGTTGGTCATGGCTAGAGCTCCATTTCAAGGCGAAGGGCGCGCGCTTCGTGGTACTCCTCGATGGCGCGGCGTGCGGCGGTGCGTTTGTGGGTGACTTGGCACTCTTCGGTACCGGGTTCGACGTTCACGCCGTAGTGGTGCTGAGTGCAGGGCGGCATTGAGCCGCGAAAGCCCATCACCTGGGCTTCGGTGAGTTGTTTCATGGTCGGGTCCTGTGGTGGTGTTCAGCGGCTAGAAGCGTTAACTTGGTATCATTTGACGCTTCATTGGCTGGAGGAGTTATGGCGTGGTTTAAGGTGGTTACGGACAGCACTAGCAGTGCGGAATATAAGCAGATTGCACATTGGGACTACGTGCTGATTGGCCAGGGCATCGCAGGGCACAAGGTGTTTTCTGCTCTCAGTGATGACCATCTGCAGCTGACGTATTTTCTATCTGCTGAGTTTGAACCGATAGCTTTGGAGCTTAAGGCTGAGCCTTGCGATATGCCGTCAAAAACCAGCGAAAATTCGCTCAAGCTCATCATCGGGGATCCCTCGATCCTTCATCCGAGCGAGTAACCCTCTGATCGCATCGAATCGAGGGGTGAAATAGTTCCTGACGAAGTTAAATTCAGCAGTCCCATCGCCATCGATGAAGCCATCGCTGTAGATGTTGATGACTCTCCCGTCACAGCTCCTTACCTGAAATACCAGGAGCTGTGGTTTTTCTTCGGATTGGACTTTCTGTTCAACCACGCTGGCGCCCATGAAGAGGCTATATCCATGGATGGTGATTTCAGTCCCTCCGGAGCTCTTTAGAAAGTCCGCGGCTTCGTTACCAATGAGGCCATCGTCCAGAGCTTGTGCAATCTCGCGAAGAGCTTGTGCAACTTCGGGAACGAATCGGCAATCGCCAATCACATCGTTCTGCATGTGGATGGACACCACTCTGCGCTGGACCGCGATGTTCTCGACACTGCGGGGGTTACTGAGGCCAAGCACCTTCATTGCGACGCCTCCAACTTAACAAGCTCATTCCCTTGGCCGGTGGCCAGCCAGATGAAGTGGATGGACAACTCGGGGTGCTGTGCGATCAACAGCAGGGTGCCTCCGCCAATCTCCCGGTAGTTCAGCTCGTAGTTCTTGAGCGTGGTGGCTGGAATGCCCAGCATGTCGGCGAACTTAGGCCGGCTCAGCCCTAAACGCTCCCGCAGTTGGCGCAGGCGCTTGCGGCATTCATCATTGAGTTGGGGGATGGTCTGGTTGTTCAGTTCGGTATGTTTTTTCATGGTTGAGTCCTTTGGTGGTTATCCGAAGGCGGCCACAGCTTCGACGCTATGTTGTTGCAAGTTCCACTGGAGCCGCCTTGGGATACCGGCTCGCAAGCCGGTGCCCTGTCACCTTCCTGCCCCACATTCCGGTTTGAACGGGTTAGCGGGGATCTGCCGGGCCAGCAGATTACGAGCGGTGACGGCCCAATCCAGGTTGTTAAAGAGCGAGCTCAGCCGAATTTGGCGTGAACGAAGCCAAAGCATCCTTGCGGTGCTTGAGAAAGAGGCTTTGGCTACGGCGCTATCAGGGAAGCGCCTGACCCGGGTCAGACGGCGTTGCGGTGGAACTCGGCGCGCCAGTGGAGGAGGGCGCAGTGCTTGGGTATGCCAGTGCGTTTCTGGGCAGCTCGGGCGGCAATAATGTGGTGTTGCTCGGCGGCCAACATCGCCAGGTGCAGACGCTGCTTAAGTGCGCGACGGCGGCTGGCATTGCCGTTGAACCGGTCCGCAATGCTGGTAATTACCTGGTCGGCGCTATGCGCGGCTCTGGAAAAAATGCTCTTGGTCATGGTACATTTGCTCCTGTTGACGGGTTGGTCCTCGTTAACACCAGCCCGCTTTGGCGTGGTTGGGTCCTGTTGCTGGGGTTGGTCCCCTGGCAATATGACTAGGGGTGGTACCCTGGTCCTTCGAAGCCCGCCTCGTGCGGGCTTTGTCGTTCTTACGCGCTGGTCAGGCGCCTTCTACTTTTTCCCTGGTTAGGGGCGGGTCCTGTTGCTGGCGGTCATAATTCGTTTCAACCGGTTGAGCACTGAGGCAATGCTCATGCGGTTGAGTGCTCCCGCACTCGGCGAGAGCGACTGGTTATGCTGCGGCTTGCAGGCAGCCTGCACGGGTCCGGTGTTCCTTACCTGTCTCGGTTTTGACGGTGTAGAACAGGCCGCCACCGCGGCGCTTGCCGAGGTCAGTGATATCGGTGATCACGGCCGGAACGGTGACGCGGCTCCGAGGGTTGGTGTACTGCACAGGGTCATTCACTTTCATGGTTGGTCCTCTGGTTTGGTTTTCATTGAAGCTCTCGTCTGGGTGGTTCGATTACTTTGCCGAACAAAATGAAGGTTAATATTGGTGAACTAAATTGTCAATCAAGTTTGTTCGTAATTATGAACTAACTGTTGGTGGCAGCATGGAGAGACAGATTGCAGGCGTAAAAAAGCCCGCATGGTGCGGGCTTTCGGTGGCATTTGCTCTGTTATTTTAGATAGACATAGATGGCAGCGGCTACGCCGAGCCCTAGCAGGGTGGATACGTAGTAACCAGTGTTAAACATCGCATGAAACGCGAAAGGGGAAGCGCATAAGCCGACGATCATGGCCAGTGTTACGTTTTTATTGAGGCGCAGCTCTTCTTGATGTCTTTTAGCTCTACCTTCAGCAGCAAATTTCCTTACCATTTTCTCGTGCTCGTCTCTATCCATAGAGCTCACCCCTTCAAATCCCTGCGTAGTTCAACCATCCTGCCGTAAACAAGAGCCTCTTTAATGGGCACTACGCCAAGCCTTGGATCGTCCGTCACTAGGCTGATACCAGCTAGCCCATCCAGCGCTTTTAGTAGGCGGGGTTGATTGTTGCTATCCAAACGCACCAGCACTATGTCGTTATGGTGCGGCTCTCGATCGGCCATATCAATGATGCAGATATCCCCGCACTTGATGCCTGACTCTGTAAGATTGTCATCGCCTGCAATTACACCAATTAGATGACCATCGACGCCGCTGAATACATGACGACCGCTATCTAGTGTTGCGAGGGCATCAGTCGGGTGCTTGCACAGCTCGGGGAGTTCCCATACAGGCACCTCCCCGAGGTTGGTATTGGATACAAAAGTTCCGCTTTCTTTACCAGTGTAAAGCCATAAGGGGTCGCAACCGAGCGCCTTTGCAATGGATAGCAGGCTACTAACTCTCAAATCTTTGAGTGGGTCAGACAATAGAACCGAGATAGCGGCTTTACTGACCCCGGATTTGCGCACCAGGTCAGCCTGCTTGAAGCCACGCTCATTCATCATGAATTCCAGTCGATCTCTAAAAGAGGTCATGTCGATTCTGTTCTCATAATAAAACACCCCTCATTTTGTCCTATTTCATGATCCTTATGCTGATCGTTGTGTGGTTCGCAAATATGAACTAAAATGACAGCCGCACTATGAAAACCAACAGGACCCGACCAATGAAGAAATGCGAAGTGATTGAGTATTTCGGCAACATAGCCCGCGCAATGAAAGCCATCGGCATCTCCCGCAGTCTAGCCGTGAGATGGGGCGACGTGATCCCTGCCCAGCATGCAGTCAGCTTTGTTATCGCCAGTAATGGTGAGCTGCGCCTGGGGCTAGAGGATTACCCCCTGAACAAAGAGCAGGAACAAACCACTCAACAGGCCGCCTGACCACCGGCCTTCATTACTGCACCAAGAGGACCAACCCAATGGGACGCCCAGCATTATCTGATCACGAAAAAATGGATTCTATTTCACCACTCCGCGTGCGCGGCAACCCTGCTCAGCGCCGAGTGTGGCAAGAGGTCGGGGCCGAGCTGCAGATGACCGAGACCGCATTTGCACGCACCTCGCTGCTGATCCTGCTCAAGGCCATATCACAGCACGAGCCACAGATCCTGGCGAGAGCCGTCAAACGGGCCAATCGGAGCCTGCTCGAGCAGGGATACCCGCCTGTGACAGTCGAGGAAATACTGGATGGATCCGGTTTACCCGAGCGTGGCCTCCTGCAGTTCACCTCAGAGGATGAGGCGACATACAACGAGGAGCGCCCTTTGCGCCCACTGCAAAAACTCATCAAATTCATTCTCGGGAGGTAACACCGTGACTACGAAATCCAGGCCGCCACGCCCGGCATCGCAACACGTCAGCGATCGCGACAACATCATCTTGAAGGCTGTGATCCACGAGCTGGCGCTTGAGTTGGATACCGCACTTATCCCGACTGCGCATGCCGCCGGTACCGATCGGCAGGCACTGCGCCTGGCCCGCGAGCTGCAGACACGCACTGTTGAGCGTGCAGAGGCTCAACCCAGCGCATAACCACTATCTGCCCGCCTGACCAGCGGGCGTCTTGAACCAGGACCTGACCAATGACCAATCCAACCATGGCCCGTGGGGGCCACCCCTTGCCGCACGATCTTGGCCACTGCCCGCAGTGTGGTAGTGAGCTGCAATCTGGTACTGACGACCGCACATTTGAGTGTCCAGCTTGCGAGTACACCGAGCAGGAGATGGCAGCATGAGCATGCTACTGATGGCCAAGGCCATGAGCATCAAAGTGGGGAACCCATTGCGAAAGCTTGTTCTGATCAAGCTGGCGGATAACGCCAGCGATACCGGTGAGTGCTGGCCGTCATACCAACATATTGCAGATCAGTGCGAGATCTCCCGGCGCTCAGTGATTAATCATATCGACGCAATGTGTGAAGTGGGGCTTCTGACAAAGGAGTCCCGAGTAGGTCCCAAAGGAAAGCGATCCAATGTCTATGTGCTCACATTAGATGGTGCAGGAGCTGCACATCCAGAGGTGCAGGAGATTCACCAGGGTAGTGCAGGAGCTGCACTAGGGGGTGGTGCAGGAGATGCACATAGAATCAGTAACTCTTTAGAACCAGTCATTGATCCAAAGATCCCCCCTGTATCCCCCCAGGGGGAAAAACGCCCCGCAAGCGAAACTCCGCGTCGGGGTACCCGTTTGCCGAACGACTGGGTGCTTCCAGGCGAGTGGGGGAGGTGGGCTATCCAGGAGACCGGGCTCCCCAGGGAGCGGATCTTGATGGAGGCGGCAACGTTCGCAGATTACTGGCAGGCGTTGCCCGGCGCCAAGGCCGTCAAGCTGGACTGGGAGAAGACCTGGCGTAACTGGATACGCCGGGCGGCCAGCTCGTTCCGAACCGCAGCACAGCGCAAGCCACTGGCCAACATCCAGGCGGCCCAGCAGGCCGCACAAGCACTCAGAGAGTCGGGGAGGGGGGACTATGACGACAGCACTACGCTCTAACCAGACAACCGCCCTGAGCGCTCCAGGGGACGCACTGCAGGTCAGTTCTCGCATGTCGGTATTCTTGGCCGAGGAGCTGCTGCCGTTGATGGCCGGGCTCTGGCCAGCCAGTGCAAACCAGCTGGACAGCAATGCCCGCGGCGTAGCGCTGGCTTGGGGAAGCCTGCTCAGAGGCTTCAACGCGCAGCAGATCCGCGAGGCAGTGCTGCAGCTTGGGGAAGAAGCAGATCGGCAGTTTGCGCCGCGGCCGGCGGAGGTGAGGGCTGCTATCCTGCGGAATAATCCTGTCCCCCGTACCGCGCCAGTTGGCCGCCAGGTGTCTCTGCGAGTATGTGAGATGGAGGCTGAGGTACGGGTATTTATGCGGGAGCGCTCAGTGCCAGCAGATGCTGTGGCCAGGGAACTGCAGCAAGTGCTGGCTGAGAAGGTACATCAGGGAGCTGTTGTTACGGGAAAGGTGGCAGCTCAGAGAGGAGGCCCTGCACAGCCTGGAGTTCTACCAAGAGACGGAGCTACGGGGGGTCGTTAGCCTCAAGTCGTTGTTCAGAAGGGGGAGGGGAGAACGAGATACACCGGCCTGAGGCCGGTGTCAGGTGATAACTAGATCTGTACAAACAGGGGGCATAGTAGTTCTAAAATTTTGAAAGTGAATCGATGTAGTTATCTAGCCCATGCTCTATTAAAACTCGTGATTTAGTAATTTCTGAAACACAGTCCCATTCAAAATATACGGTTGCGATAGCGATTAAACAAAGTAACTTGTAACTTGTGAAATTAATAAGCACTGATTTATACTCATGAATATCCTGTTCATTTCCCTGTGACTGTATTAATTTAAGTATTAATGAAAATCTCCTTACCGTGGAAAAAATGCTGTCATCTTCGTCTATACCCTCAATAACATTTTTAATATCATCTTTACTGTATTCGCTGTCCAATAAATCGAATATTAGATTTTCCAGTTTCGTGACTGCTTTGGCAGATCTATACTCAACATTATTCAGCGTTATGTTGAATTCATCGAACATATTTGATTGTGTTTCTAGAGAGTTATATAACTTCAATTCAAGTTTTCTGATGCTCTCCAATTTATCTTGTCGTTTGCTATCATTTATTAGGCTCTCGTTTGCCTCTCTTTGAAAATTAAGTGATCTGATTAATAGCACTATGGATATAAAAGAAAGGATTGGATTTAATACGCCGCCAAAGTAATCTCCGAATTGTGCCCAGGTATCTGTCTGATCAGAAACGTGGCCATTTATCCCAAAGTTAAGGTAATAAATTAAAATTACTGCAGCAATCATTGCTGCAGATGCTAGTGACCAGAATTTCATTTTTATTTTATATCTTTTATAAGATATTTTACGACAGCACCGCTGGTTATTCTTATTTCATATACCTCCAATTTAATGTATGTTCGGTCCTCTGCTCTTTTAGCATTATTTTGATGGAGATTCTCTGATATTTTTTTCTTATGTGATTCAGTTACATATTTAAGGCTGTCTTTAAATCCAAATGAAATTGTTCTGATTTCACTATCATCCTTCAGAATTAGGCGTCCATTACCAGTCATTGAATTGAATCGAGTAATGGCTGCTTCAATTTCGTAGATCGTATTTCCTTCACTTTGCGCACTTATTATCATTCCAGTCTCTTGGTTTAAGGATGCTATGTTATATTCATCTCCTGGTTTTCTATAATTAAGGGTTACGTTAAAGTCACTTTCTATCGATATTCTATGCATTTGCCTAAGTGGATTCATTAGGCGCTCAACTAGTTCAACCTCAATGTCATATAGGCTATCAATCACATGTCCGGCCTCAGTTGATATATTTGGTTGCTCAAGATATAAAGCCTCCCTAATATAGTAGCTCATTACCTCAGAGAATACAGATTTGCCTATCTTATTCAATCTTGAAATTAGCGTTTTGTCGTTAACTACTAGGTCGAACCTTTGTCCGTACGAACTTTTAAAGCTCTGCTTTAAATTCGCCCTGACACTATCGGCATGGGTCCTTCGCTCTTTCACTCTACCTCTTAAAATGGCTTCAGCCAGTAAACATGAAACGCTAACTGTTCCTGATAAAGTTTCCAAAGCATAGTCCATGTCAACATCATCATTACCACTTTTAATAACTACATCTAAATTCATTTTCATTATGTATCACCAATAAATATTTATATGTATAAAGATCACGAAATATCAATTTCTAACATATACGATGGCACTTTTTTTTCTAATATTTGTAAGTTTTTTTTGGGGTCGACCTTGTAGACCATCGTATTTTTTTCTATAAGCGTCTTACTTATTAATGTTAACTTTGCCCCTGCGGCAAACAGAACTTCTTTTTCGTGCCCCTTATCGGTTCCTTTGATACGAAAAATAAAGGCATTTGTTTTGGGGGTTGTAACTCGCAGAACAAATAAATTTATTTCGCCAGCATCGTAGGATTTTCCTTGCCAATGGGCATTACGAAGTGCCATTTGTGGGGAGAAACTAGTAGAGAATGGTCTATTTGTTACAAATTCTTTCCCATAGCATTCTGGCCAAAATCCCCCATGATATAAAGTTTGGCCTGTAGATAGTTTCTTCCCAATATTATTGATGTCGGATGAAACCATGTGGAAATTGTGTTTTTGATACTTTCTTTGGTGATCAGATAGTGACTTTGGCGTCTGAGAGGGCATTTCACCCCTCATATTATTAAATTCAATAGATTTATCTAGTTGAGTTTCAACGAAATCTTCGAAAACTTCATCATGTTGCTTTGATATGATATATTTGGCCGCATCGATATGGTTACAGATCTTGATAAGTAGTTTTTCTTTTATCATCAGATGAAAATTACCAGATTCTTTTATCTCCTCAAAAGTTGCATTTCTTGTACTCCACAGCTCATATGGTGAATTAAATACATTTACTAGAGGTAGTGTTTTCATAGTTAAATAATGTGTTTGAAACCAATGGTTTTGAAATTTTCAATTATTATAGTGATCTATAATAATTTATCATCCTAGTGCTTTGAGTGTAACTTCCTGATGTCAATGCATAAAAATGACACCTAAAAAGTTTTGATGTTTGCTTTAAATTATATTTGTAAGGTTCTTTCTGTGTGCTTATCCATTGATGATAAACTTTAATGATTTCATATTGCCCAATAAATTCTTTAGCAATGTGTCTTTCAATCGAATTGGCAACGGTCTCAATGACGTTGAGAATATTCATTATATCCTTATCTGGTATGGCTGCTAGCTTCTTCACCTCCCATCCTTGGGCAAATTGCATGGATTTTATATCTCTACCAAAAGTGTGACCTGCATCGTTACGACGCTCCCTAAGCCACTCTAATTCAGAAATATAATCTAAAAATGGGCATGAACCAAAATAACGTTTGTATGCAGAGGCTCTTGCTTGCCAATCACCTCTAGTGAGAGACTCCGAATGCGAGTACAGATTATACTTATAGTTATGTTTAAGAAACGTTGCACCATCAACCCTGGGGCCACCTCCTAATATTAATGATGGTGAGGACTCTAATGCGGCTGTCGAAACCTGTGCTATATAAGTTTCAAGATAACCTGCTAAGCCTATAATATAAGCCATTCTTGACCATCGATCAAAATCAGAGTACCAATTACCCCAGTCGCCTAAAGTACAGCTATTTCTGACCTCATTACCACTCACTGTAAATAATGATGTGACAGGATCATGTCTCTTGTGGTTTCTTGTGAGAGAATACAAATGTTTAAATGAGGTCCTTTGGCTCCAGTAAATGTTATTGAAATGCGTATGATGTCTTTTAAATAAACGATGTGCTAAAGAGCGTCCTTCGAATAATTCATATCTTTCAAAAGTCATATTAATTTCTAGTAGTTACATGGTTCAGTATATTGATGTGACCTGCATCTTTATTGCGTTTATTTAAACAAGATGAAGACCTATCATGGAGTATTATGAAGTAACCCTATGGCGAGGCCATGTGAAAATAGCTACCGCCCCTAAGTTCCAGCCCTCAGAATACTGCTTTTGACCTGTGTTCGGATGACATTCCTTGCCATGCGTAGGCCTTGCATGGAGCTTGGGTACCGTGCGGAAATCGTACCTCAAATGGTTCCAAATGTTGAGAGGAATGAGAAGTAAGTCAGAAGGGGATCACAGATTTTGTGGGGGTACTATGGGGAGGGTGCCAACCTGCATTCTGAGGTACGCCACTACCGGTGCTGTAAGTGGGGTATAAGGCCAAAATTTAGGTATTCCAATGGGTTCCATTCGTTTCGGGTGTCAAAGTATACTTGCTCGGATTTTCGTCTGGATGGAGGTCTTCCCTTTCACAGGTGTCAGCACTTGGTATGGGGATAGTGCTATTTGCAAGATATTCAACCCAAGTTGCTCGCAGTCGAGCCAGTACCTTATCAAGTTACACGCATCATCGAAGTCATGCGAGAAGGGAGCACAGGTGCTCGCTTGTGTGAATGTCATGATGGGCAACTGTACGTTGTCAAAACCCTTGATGAGGTCACCCCGAGGCAGTTGATAGCTGAATGGGTGTGCAGTCATTTAGCTCAAGCGTTTGGCCTGATGACCCCTGAATGCCGCTTGGTGGAAGGGATTCCTGAGTTAATGAGACTCCAGGGAGGTCATTCTTTCTGGGATGACGATACTGTCGGGTTTGCATCACGGTTTCATGGCAACACCATGGCCGTGAACATGGCGATGGCCAGAGCGACACCTTCTCAGCTAAAGACGGATATCCTAGTGTTCGATGTTTGGATCAAGAATGGGGACCGGACGTTGTCCGACTTGGGCGGAAACGTAAACCTGCTCTTCGATACAGCCAGCACTCCCCCATTTGTTGTTTTTGACCACAACTTGGCACTGCTGCCAGAGGAAGAGGACATCAAGATCCGGAGCAACCATGTCTTCTCTGGTGACAATGCCGGGATCTCCCTCAATGACATCGCAACACAAGATGAGTATATTGAACGCATGGTTCAGGCCATGAACCAGTTACCCCAGGTCATCGCTTCAATCCCACTTCATTGGAGGGAAGAAGCGAACAACCAGCTAGGAGGCGGGGACATCATTGATGATGTCGTGATGCCCCTTCTAGGACGGTTTGAGAATCATTTTTGGAGGTGGATAGAGCTATGACACATCAAGTTGTCTACGCAGTCGTTCAGTTCCGCCCCTATCGTGAAACCGAAGAGTTTGCCAACGTGGGGGTGGTTCTATGTGCCCCTAAAGCGGGCTTTTTGGACTATCGCATTGAAACAATTCGTTTCTCTCGAGTAACCGGCTTCTTCAGCGAGCTTGATGTAAAGCTCCCGCGGATGGTTGCAAAGTTCGTGTCTGATGAGCTGCAACGGGTTCAGGAGATGAGCCTGCATCTGGGTAGCCCTGATAGCACACTTCGCCTTTTCCACGAGGCGACTAAAGCTAAGGAAGGGCTGATCTACTTCAGCCAGGCAAAGCCTGCCATAGTGGATGGAGATTTAGCTGAGTATCTTGAAAAGCTCTACGAGCACTATGTTCACCACAGCTTTGCCAAGCAGCCCTCTGCAACCGAAAAACTGGAAACCGCAGTTAGGCAGCTTCTGGAGCAGAATGATCTCCGCAAATACTACAAGGCGGCTGATCTGGGCGACCCAATGGGACTCGTGAAGGCTAAGGTTCCCTTCATCCATCAGAAAGATGGCATGAACATGAGAGCCATACGCCCTCTGAGCTTTGTATTCGGGAAGCCGACTCCCAACAAGATCGTTGATGAAGCGGAGCAATGGGCTAACAGGTTCAAAAGGTTGTTCGGGGCAGGAGTTTTAGCTCCGGAAAGAGTCATTGTACCCGTTGAGTTTCCGGACGACAGCGAGAATCGGATGCTTATCCCAGCAGTTAACGAAGCAATAAAAGTCTTCGGTGACCGTTCTGTAACGATAGTCCCTGCAGATGATGCTGATCAGATATTAGCTTTTGCCTCTAGAGTGTGATCGAAGATAGATTAATTGTAAGATGCCGGTTAAGTGCCGGCATTTTCATATATGTTGTTTTAACTATCTCACTTGGCTTGTATTTTAATTATACTTATCCAATTAGATGATGGATGGTTGATTCTTCGTATATTCTAAACATCCGTCTTCATATGAGAATGCGGCAACTGCATCCTTATAGCTTTTGGGAGATCTTGGATGTGCTGCTGAGCATTCAACTCTACATCTTATTATAAATCTGTCTTTATCTGTTTTGTATTGACTTAAAAATAAAATAGAGTTCTTTGTTATAGTGTTAATTTCATCTGGATATAAACTGACGGTTGTTTGTGGGGGAATTAAATCATGGTTATTTTGTATCTGCTCTTTCTCAACGTGATAGACTCCATCACCAGTCCATATCCGAATGCTTGTTGTTAACTTGCAATCTAAAGCGGCATTTTTAGCACTAGCATTGGTTATAGATATCTTTATCCTGTCCCCATCGGGTTCTATGGCAAGTTTAAGAATTGGAAGATATTCATACACCTCCAACCGTTGCTGAAGCGAGTTAGCGGTATCGACAGATTTTTTCGCATCTTTACGTGCCTTCCATGCAATAATCACAGCTAACAATGAAATTGCCGTAGTTAATAAGAATTTCCAGTCCATAATTTTACACCTAGTATCGAAGTAATCTATCACTGAATTAAATAGTTATTTTATTGTCTATCTCGATGTAATGACTGTCGCATAGAGTGCGAGAAACGCAATGAGTGTGCTCCATATCCATTGCCAGTGTTGGATATAGAAGGTCACCACATTTCTGGCGGCTTTCGCAGTCCAGTGATACTCCGTATAAATCATTGGCATGACATACAGCGAACCATCATCGCTGTCATTATCAAATTCATATATTTTTACCTCTCCGTTGTACCATTCTTTTACATGTTGAATCATGTCGACCTCTAATGTGTATTAAGAATCAATAACTATGTCAGTTTATTTTGGCAATATGATACCTCAAATGGTTCTTAGTGTTGAGTTAGTTTAAAGTTGAATGATGAGGGGAGCACAGATTCGAGGTGGCAGGGTTGAGCGGGAGAGAAGCGCCCGCTCAGGATGAGAAACATCAGGCACAGACGACGGGGTCCGCTCGGAAGATAACGTCGCGGTGGTACTCGAGGAATGCGGCCTGCTTGGTGTTGAAAGGACCGACGCTCAAGGGGAGCTCAATGCCCCACTGTTGCAGGGCTAGCTCAATGCTGGGCTCGGCACACAGCAGGTCGCCGGCGTCAGTGAAGGTAATCCAGCCGCGATCGAACAACTTGTCGATGTGGGGGGATAGCAGCAGGCCGTTGTTCCCATCCAGGCGCTCAGCATTATCGCACTCACACCAGGGCTTGATGTGGCTGGCAATCAGCAGGGCCGGGTTGGTGACACCGGTGACCCGGCAGGCGGGCTCTATCTGCTCGAGCCGACTACGGAAGAGGCCCTGGCCGCGGCGAGATTTTACGAGTTGGAGTTTTTCTGTGTTCTCAATGGCCGAGGCCTTGATGTCCGCCTCAATGGCATCGCCTTCCAGCTCGGCCTGGTGTTGTTCGATGTCATCGGCAAAGAAGGGATTCACGCTATTGGCCAATGAGAGCAGCAGGTTGCCGAGCTCGTCGCTGATGCTGGCAAGGTAGCATCCCTGGTTACCGTTCCCAGTGGCCTGCAAAGGCGAATTCTTCGAGGGGAGCAGGGGAGCTATCAACACCAGGTGGTCCTTTGGACGGATTGGCTTTGCGAGCACCTCCCAGTCGATGAGAACCTCCCAGCCAGCATCAGACCAAGCATCGCCGGCGCTACCAAACTCAGAGGGTTTGGATTTCTCACTGCAAGCTGCAGCCACCAGACCAATAGCTTTGATAAGCCCGCCGGCGTAGGAGATAACAACGTCCCCAGGCTGGGTCAGCGTGAGGTTGATATAGGTCTGATTCTTCGAGCCGTTGCGGTTCGCCTTGGGCGACCAGATGTAGCCGCCCCCGACTTCTGCACCGTACGTTTGTTTATGGTTTACCCACCAGAATGCCACTGTAATCCCCTAGATACTGCTGACCACGGATAGAGGGCCTCATGGTAACTCGAATGGTTCCATTTGTTGAGGGAGGAGGTTTTTGATAATTAGAGCTGTACACATGAGGGAAAGGTACCGGCCAGAAGCCGGTACCTGATAAAAATTAAGTAGTTTCCTCTACGCTAAATTTTACAGCATGACCTGGCACATCATATTTAATGATTTCATTATAGAATGACCAAGTCTTTGGTGAAAACATCGAAGGAATCATATCCTTTGGATGGTTGATATATCTCCACCCACTCAGATTTCCTCGCTGCTTTAAGCGCGCTGTTCTTCTCTGGATTGAATACGTTGTACAGTTCTTGGCACTTCCTGACAATACCTGCAGTATCAATATCAGGGTTTTCTGCCTTGACAGTGTACTGATATATAGACATAAAGTCGTTAAATGATACTTTTTTCATGTCTACTATTGATCTATAGAGCACAAATGCACTTACCTTATCACATTTGTTCTTCAATGATTTAGATGTAACGGAACGAGACCAGCCTGCGAAATCAAGGCGAGTCATTGTTGCGCCTTCTAGTATTGCGCAGTACCTTATAATTTCGCACTCCGATCCCTCCGATGAACCGAAGAGAATATCAACGAAACCGGATATCATCGTTGTTACAGCTTTAGCATTGTCACCCGCGACAAAGTTTTTAATCGAGTCATTTACTACATCGGAAATGTTTTTAGCATTATCTGCAGTATAAGCTTTGGTTTGGTAGATAAATGACTGTATCGTCGTAATAGGAAATGTTCTGTCCGTTCCTTGCCCCGCGCCCAAAAGACTGGTCTTTATTTTTTCGGCATAAAATAAAGACTTTGCCTGACCAAGTGCCATTAAAGTATCCAAATGTGCTGAACATTCATCTTGCAGCTCTTTTGAAGAGTCTTCACCAATCAAAGCCTTTGTGATTGCACTCATAATTAAGTTCCTTTTAATATATTTATGTTAGGTTTCTTGGCAGCATCAAAGTGTTGCTTCCGCTACAAGTTGTTCATTTAACCAATGCCGTCACATACTGTTCATTCAACCAGGATTTTTTTGGTGGGTCTTGACGGGGGGCCTCTGGTGGGGATTGTTCAACATCTCTTGGGTGAACGCTAAATAACTTAAGATATGAATCTTGCCATTCATTCTCAAGCCCTAATTTATGCCAAGCATTAATAAAGTCCTGATTTTCCAATTTACTGACAATACGAACATTTTTATTTACGAATGCTTGAATAATGTATGTGAAGTCACCTGAAATACAAATGTTGAAGTTGTGATTAAAATATGACGGCTCCCCCATCATTGATATATTGTAAAATGCTTTATCTTCAAAGGAAGGTGGTAGAATAACTTCCGGTTTGTTATCGTATCCCTTTGCAGGGAGATCGTCGACATTTTCGATCCCTTTCATTTTTCCTATTTTGGTTAATAATAAAGGACCAAAATCATTGCATGACCATCCTTTTGATTTTTCATCAGTTTCGAGAGTGCTGATTGGTTGCCCCTCGGGACTCATATCCTTCAGTGTGGTATTAATTGCTTGAATAAGTTCTTCTTGTGTTACCTGCATTAGCATATCAACTTCCTTTTGTTGGATGGGTAATGTCTTCCTTTAAAGACAGAAGCCAATCTATGAAAGCTATTGATGGACTATACTCGCTCGAATCCACTATTGTTGATGAATTTATCGTTAACGTGTGATGAAAGTATGATTATTTGACGTAGATCTATTTTTTTGGGGAGCAGAGGATGTGAATGGTACTGCGGTACAGTTTGCTTCTGGTGCGTGACAGAAATTATCGATAGTGGGTACCATAGTCAGTGCCGGACCTAGACCACCCGGCTGTGTATGACCAAAAGGACCCAGACCATGACCAAACCACATACCCGAGATCTATCTGCAGCTCGCCCACGCGGCTGTGCCAGTGTATCCAGCAGCCTGCGCAATTTTAACTTGGCTGATTTGATTGAAGTATTTCCTTTCAACCCCGTGCTAGTCGAGCCGTCCTTGGTGCTGCTCGGGGAGGGCGTAGCTTGAGCGCCTATCCCAAGTATTTCCTCCGCAGTCCTGAAATCCGATCCCGCGCTTGCCAGTTGGTCGCTGGCCTGCCGGTTGACCAGGACAAGCCGCTGGTTATCGAAATTAAGGAGATGACCCGGAGCCTGGCTCAAAACGCTCTGTTCTGGGCCGTCATGACTGACATCGCCGAGCAAGTGAACTGGCACGGCCGCAAGCTCGCCAAGGAGGACTGGAAGCACGTTCTCAGCGCAGCTCTTTACCAGCAGGACGTGGTACCGAACATCGACGGTACCGGCTTCGTGGTGCTGGGTAAGTCCACTTCCAAGATGACCGTGCGCGAGATGCGCGATCTCATTGAGATGGCCCAGGCCTTCGGTGCTCAGCAAGGCGTGAAGTTCGGGGATGAATCCCGCCGCGGCTTCGACTGGGTGGCCGCCTACGGGAGGGTTGCATGAGCAAGGCTATCTGCTATGTGAAAGGCTGTGAAAGCCAAATTAAGTGCAAGGGTTTGTGCAGTAAGCATTATCAGAGACTCATGATTCATGGTGATGTCGATGCATTCAAGTCAAAGCGGAGCTTCGGATGCTTAGTACCTGGGTGCAATGGAAAACACAGAGCAAAAGGGTATTGCTTGAAGCACTACTCGAGGCTTCGGGCTAATGGTGATGCGAAACGCGTAAGCATAATCATTGGGGATGACAAAAAGAGATTGATGGACTCCATTAAGGTGTCCGCATCTGGCTGCTGGGTTTGGCAAAAGTGGATTCATGATGGGGGTTACGGAACCACATCCATAAACGGGAAGCTTGAGATGGCGCACAGGGCTTCCTGGATGGTATTTGTTAGTGCTATTCCGCCTGGGGTCCAGGTTAACCACACTTGCCATAACCGCGCTTGCATTAATCCAGAGCATCTCTATCTGGGGTCCCAGGTTGATAACATGCGTGATATGACTGAGGCCGGAAGGGAAAATAGAGCTATTGGTGAGCGAAATGGCTCTGCGTTGCTGACGCCTAAAAAGATTTTTGAAATCAGGGCTCTTATTAACGCAGGAAATAAAAATAAAGATATAGCAGCAACTTATGGCATTGCACCCACGACGGTATCAGCAATCAAAAACAAGAAAACGTGGGGGTGGCTTGAGTGACGAAATCAGATTCTATTTATCTTCGTGATGTCTCGCTTCTCGGTTGCATAATTTGTAGAAACCTTGGGTGGGGGCCAAGCCTCGCGGAAATCCACCATGTGCGCTCTGGCGTCGGGATGGCGCAGCGCGCCGCTCACACCCGGGTGCTCCCTCTTTGCCCGCGGCATCATCGGGCTTGCTACCCCACCGGCTTCCACGCGGCTCCTAAGAGCTGGCAGGCTGAGCACGGCAGCGAGGAGACCCTGCTCGCCCAGGTGGCCACAGAGGTCGCCGAATTGCGCAAGAACACCATCGGGAGAGCGGCATGATCCACCTTTCCGCCCTTGATGCTGCTCGGCTGCTGGGTAACAGCCCCAAGGTCAAGAGCGCCGCCAACCAGGTTCGCAAGGCCCAACAAGTCACCAGCCTGCACGACAAGGTACTGGTCCAGCTTGCCGGCTTCCCTGACCCTGTTACAGAGCTGCTGTTCCACCCCCAGCGTAAGTGGCGGTTCGACTATGCCTGGGAAGAGCAGATGATCGCCCTCGAGATCCACGGCGGGATCCACTCCGGCGGCCGGCATACCCGGGGCAGGGGATTCGTAGAGGACCGGGTGAAGATGAACGAGGCCGCCCTGCTTGGGTGGACCGTACTGGAGGTTACCCCCGAACACATCAAGACCAGCCAGCTGCGCGCCTGGCTGCTGAAAGCATTTGAACAGACCAATAACCAACCAAGGACCCGACCATGACCAACTTGATTAGCAAAGCCTTTGAAGGCCATAGCATCCGTATCATCACCGATGAGCAAGGAGAGCCCTGGTTTGTGGCGAAAGATGTTGCTGCTGCACTGGGGTACAAAGATACAGACAAGGCTATTCGCACACACTGTAAGGCTGCAAAAACCTACCCCGCCGAAATGGCGGGTCAGGTCAGACATCTATCCGTAATCCCAGAGCGCGATGTGTATCGGTTGATCATGCGCTCTAAG